CTTGTCCGTCGCTCGAAAAACCTTGATTTTCCAGTGTTTTCAAAAGTATCGTTATCTAACGTCAGCTTTCGACAGGCCAGAATTTAAGAGGATGATCGGCGATATTGAGGCAGGCAGGGTGAACTGCGTGGTAGTGAAAGACCTGTCCCGTTTCGGGCGCGATTACATTGAATCCGGGAGGTACATACAAAAGACTTTCCCGGCTCTTGGTGTGCGCTTCATTGCGCTTACCGACCATTTTGACAGCATATCGGCGGATACGGGGGAAAGCTCTATTGTCCTGCCGGTCAAGAATTTCATAAACGATTCCTACTGCCGGGATATTTCCACAAAGGTAAAGAGCCAGCTTGCGGTAAAGTATAAAAATGGGGAATGTATTGCCGCTTTTGCCGCCTACGGGTACAGAAAAAGTGATACAGATAAAAACAGGCTTGTTATTGATGAATATGCGGCGGAGAATGTGCGGCGGATTTTCGCATGGAAGATCGAAGGGCTGGCGCTGTCCGCGATTGCGGAAAAACTGAACAGCCTCGGCATCCTCTCCCCGAAGGAATATAAAAAGTCTATGGGGCTTTCCTATCATGGCGGCTTTTCCGGAACCGGCAGAAGCGGATGGGGAAGCACAACCATAAAGAGGATATTGACCAATGAGGTCTATCTGGGCCATATGGTTCAGGGGAAAACGGAGAAGGTTAATTATAAGGTAAAGAAGCATACCGCGAAACCGGAAAGGGAATGGGTGAAAGTAGAAAATACCCATGAAGCGATCGTTTCCGCTGATGATTTTGCGGTAGTACAGCACCTGCTCAAAGCAGACGGACGGAGAAGCCCGGATTCGGGAACGCCCAGCCCTTTCATGGGGATACTGTTCTGTGGCGACTGCGGCCAGCAGATGGTAAGGCGGGTGATACGTTATAAGGATACGGCAAAAGTTTATTACATCTGCTCCACAAAGAACCGCGGGGAAGGGTGCAGCAGGCACAGCATAGAGGAAAGCGCACTGAAAGAGATCGTCTGTGAGAGCGCCCGGAAGTTTGCAAATTCCTTCCTGAAAGAAAAGGAACTTTTTGACCGTGCCATGCAGTATGAGACTAACTTTGAGGCGGTTGCCCGGTATGACAAAGAGATCGGGCGGCTGAAAAAAGAGCAGGATAAATATTACTCCCTCTGCTCCGGCTTATATGAGGATTTGAGGGAGGGCGTTGTCACAAAGGAGGAATTTGAACGCCTGCACAGCGGCTTTATGCAGAAAGGGAAGGAACTGGAAGCGGCCATGCAGAAGCAGGAGCAGCTCATTAAAGATATGTTCAAAAAAGGGGCGCTTTCTGCGGGGAGGCTGAAAACTTTTCAGGACTGTGTGGAACTGAGGGAGATAGACCGGCATACGCTGAGCAGCCTTGTAAGGCGGATTGATGTTTATGAGAATCGGCAGGTCGTGATCGATTTTTACTTTATGGATACGTTTGCTGTCATGGCAGGGATTGGCCGGAAGGTTTTGACGGACAGGGCGGCGAAAGCACAGACAGCGGAAAGGAGCGCATAGTATGGGGAGAGTGTCAAAGAGGACTTCCGCCCCTGCTATGGCGGACAAAAAAACGAGAACATGTTACAAAGCAGGCATTTATGCAAGGCTTTCATCAGACCAGGACAGGAAAAAGAATGAATCCGTGGAAGTGCAGGTAAAGATTGCGGAAAAGCATATCGAAGAACTGAACCGGGAAGGGACAGAGCGGATAGAGATAATAGACCGTTACATAGACCTGGGGAAAACGGGGAGCAATTTCAACCGTGACGAATTCCAGAGGCTTATGCAGGACATACGGCTTGGCGACATTGACTGCGTGATAGTCAAAGACCTTTCCCGTTTTGGCAGGAACTATCTGGAAGCGGGGAATTATATTGAGAAAATATTTCCCTTTCTTGGCGTCCGCTTTATTGCGGTTGCTGACGGCCTTGATACGGGAAACCGGGGAAGCAATACAAAGCAGATGGCAACGGAGATAAAAAACCTTGTCAACGATATGTATGCAAAGGATTTTTCCGTAAAGGCAAAGCAGCATTTAAAGCAGAGGCGGCAGGATGGCTCCTATGTGGGAGGACCGCCGCCCTACGGCTATAAAGCCGGATGGGATAAGAAAATACGGAGGCTGGTGCCGGATGAAAATACTGCGGGGATTGTAAAGCATATTTTCGGGCTGTTTATTGAAACGGGAAGCTATGCGGCGGTGGCAGATGACCTGAACAGGAAAAAGTGCAACCCGCCGTCTGTGTATAAGAAAACAGGAAACGTCTTTTTTGACCCGGAACAGGGGGAATACAAAGGCTGGGACAAAGGCTCTGTGGAGCGTATCGTGAAAAGTGAGACATACACCGGAAAACTGGTGCAGGGACGGACTTCCATCACCGCAAGGGATGAAAAGAACCGTATCCACAAAGCGGAAGAAGAATGGGTAGTCAAAGAAAACGCCCACGAACCTGTTATTGATGTGGCGGTGTTTGCAGAAGCGGCAAAAGTGCGGGAAAGGCTTCAGGAAAGGATGAAATCCCATGCCCATCCGACAGAAGGATGCCCGATCGGGGAGAATATTTTTGACAGCGTCCTTTACTGCGGCGTATGCGGCAGGAAAATGACACGGCATAGTTATGTCAAAACTTATGCGGACAGGAGCAAGACAAGGCTGGACGGATATTTCTGCATAAACGGCGGGCAGACAAAAGTGGAGAGCTGCCCTGCATCAAACCGTATCTCAAAGGTGGAACTGGTGGATATCCTGTTGCCGCTCCTTAAAACAGAGTTTTCCGTCTATCTGGGGAAACCGAAAAAATACACGGAAATTGTGAAAGAACAGCTTCGGGCGGCGGGGACGGAGATTGATGCAAAAATCAGGAAAGCGGAAAGGGATATTGCTGCCGCAAAAGAGGATGAACGGACAAAATATGTGGAATACCGGGAGGGCATTATCCCCCAGAGTGAGTATGTTGCTTATAAGATGCAGGAGGGCAGGCTTAATGACTTAAACCGGCAGAAGGAGGAACTGGAAGCTGGCAGGAAGAACCTGGACACTGTATCAGGGAAATATCTTGCGGCGGCCCGTGCCCTGCTCCGGTTAAAAAGCGGCAGGGAACTGACAAAGGAAATGGTAGAATCCCTGATCCGCAGGATTTACGTCTATCCGGGAAAACGGATAGACGTAGAGTTTGCCTATACAAATGAACTGCTGGAGGGGGTGCTTGTAAATGGATAAACTTGCAATTTACCTGCGGCTTTCCCTGGAAGATGCGGACGATAAAGATGAAAGTAACAGTATTAGCAGCCAGAGGGCTATGCTCCACGCTTACATACGCAGTGACAGGGAACTGAGGGAAAAAGAGGTTTTAGAGTTTTGTGATGACGGCTATTCCGGTACAAGCATGGAAAGGCCGGGGATGCAGAGGCTCTTAAAAGAGGTAAAGGAGAATCAAATCGGGTGTGTGATTGTCAAGGATATGTCCCGTTTTTCAAGGGACTATATCGAACTTGGAACCTATATGAACCAGATATTCCCTTTTATGGGAGTGCGGTTTATCGCGGTAAATGACCATTACGACAGCCGCGACCATGCAGGAAGCACGACACCTATTGACACGGCTTTCCAGACACTTTTGTATGACTTATACAGCAAGGACATATCTGTAAAGGTCAAGGCTTCGGTTGAAAATAAATGCGCGAATGGGGAATATGTTTTCGGACAGGTTCCCTTCGGGTATGAAAAAGATAAGGAACTGAAAAATACGGTTGTAGTGAATGAAAAGGAAGCGGAGATTGTGCGCCGAATCTTTGCCCTTGCCCTTGACGGGAACGGCAGCACACAGATCGCAAGGATTCTCAATGAGAAGGGTATACCCACCAAAACACAGATGCGCCACCCTGAGAGGGCAGGGAAAAGCGGCAGGATGCAGGCATGGGATAACGTCTCTGTCCGGGCTGTCCTGAATAACCGCTTTTACTTAGGTGAGATGGCCTATGGGAAATCAAAGCGGAAATATGTGGGCAGTAAAGGCAGTATCGCCGTGCCGGCGGAGGACTGGAAAGTGATACCAGACCACCATGAGCCGCTTGTTTCGCCGGAAGATTATGAAAAAGTATGCCTTTTCCGTAAAGGGGCTGACACTGCCAGAAAAGGGGAGAAAAACCTGCTTGTGGGGAAATTATTCTGCGGCGGATGCGGCTATTCCATGACTTACAAGCCCATACGGGGTAAGAATAAATACCGCAGGTTCGAGTGCCGGAAACACGCTGTTTTGCAGATACCGGAGTGCTGTACCTATTTCCCTGCCGATCTGCTGGAAGAAACCGTGCTGACTATGTTAAGCAGGGAACTGATGGTGCGCGGGGATGCCGCAAAGGAAAACAGGAACCTTGTTTCTTTCCAGAAGTCTTGTATTACAAGGCTGGAAAAGAAGATAACAGAGGGCCGGGGCAGGAAAAAGCAGCTTCAGGCGGAGGCGGATGCCCTGTATGAAAGCTATGCGCTTGGCAGCGTCCAGGCTGCATCATACAGGCGGAAAGCGGACGGCATAAAAGAGCAGGCTGCTTTACTGGCGGCAGAGGAAGAAACATATGGGAAAGAACTGGAACGGCTCCGGGAGGAATACCGCAGGGCAGAGGAGGATATGAAGCAGGTCATACGGTATTCCCATCTGGAAGTGCTGACACAGGAAGTGGTTGATATATTTATTAAGAAAATATACGTTTAC